TTGCCCATAGTGGCGTAGTTGTGGCAGTAGCGGCTACTGTCATGCGTGAATAATTTATTGTAGGCAATGAGCCGTTGACTGATGTAATCAGGCCAATACTTACCTGACTAATACCTGCATCAATCGCGCCTGAATCGGTCTTGACGGTGATAGTCGTTACCGCACCATAAGCACTGGCTGTAATCGTGCCGTATATCGTACCGGCAGAAACAAGCAGTTTAATCCTGCGCCCTACATGAAAAGCTGTAGTCTGGTCTCCGACTAAAGTAAACTGTGTTGCACTAACATAAGTAGGCGTAAGGCCACTAACAAGCCACTGGTCAACTGATGACGATGTATCATTGATGCCGCGTATATTATCTTCTGTGATAACTACCGCACCTAAGTCAGTCGTCAGTACCAGCTTATAGCCTGCCCCTGAAGTTAACCATATCTGGCTTGAAGGTTCACCGCGTGAATTAAGCACAATCGGGTTGGCTTGCGGTACGTCACCTAACGATGTAGTATAAGTGGCTAACGGAGTGCTTGAACCTTCTGCATAAGTGTATATCTTATAGCCAGAGGCCAGCGTTCCGTCACTCTTGAATTGCGTACCGTTAAATATCGGTGATAGATTTACTGACATATTTTATCCAATAAAAAAGCCTCACTAGGAGGCTGGTAAGAGGTATTTATGAACTGGACTACTTTAGTAGGTATTGCACTGGCCCCACTAGGTACTGTTTTTTTGATTTGGGTCGCATCTATTATTAAATTATGGATAATCCGTAATATTAAAAACGGATGGCTTAAAGACCAATTACTCAGAGAGCGCTGGCACAGTAGCGCCAGTGATAGCCATAGGCGAGTAACGCGAGGCCAAAAGAGCTTTCGCTAGTTTGTTAGTCGGGCCAATGCCATATTTAGGGTTAGCCATTAAAGACTGATAGCCTTTAGACAGTATCAAAGACTTAGCCAAGTCAGGCGCAACAAATGGCAATGCCCCAGCCGCAGCACCAACTGGCCCACCACCTACCGCACCGCCAGTGCCTAGAATAGATGCAAGTGCAAATTTCAACTTGCTAACCCCTGGGCTGCCTATATCATCTGCCAGCCTTGATGCCTGTGGAAATGCACTCGCAAATTTGCCAATAGTCTCTAATTCGCCTGTTAATGGCGCATCTTTTTCAAATGCCTTGCCTATTAGCTTGGCATTCACATTGCCTGTTGCATCATTTAACGCACGGTCAACGGTATAGCTTTTAGCAATCTGTTTTCTTGATGCCTTCAAAGCATCCAGCAACTCAGGCTTGTTATAGAATGTAGCAGCCTGCTCAAGTGCTGATTCAAGTTTATCCGCAGCCTCTTTGTGCATATTTGCTTCTGCCAGTGCTTTGGGGTCGCCTGACCTGCCATAAAACTTCATATAAGCATTCGCTTGGAATCTTGAGTTCTTTAATTCTTCCAATACATTAGGCGCCGTTGAATCTAATGCAGCAACATCAGCGTAAGACTTGCCAGCCTCTTTCCTGATACCTCTCAACACATCATCAGACAATGAAACGCTATCATCTAATCCTAACGCTTTGCGAGCAAGTGAGTTGGTGACTTCCTGATTCTGAAATGATGCCGCGTGCTTTGTTGCATCTTTACCGGCTAGGCTTTCAAGACTTCTATTTAGCCATGATGGATTAGTCGTTGATGGAGGAATGACATATCCAGCCTCTCTAGCTTGGGCAATGGTTGCATCTCTAGTGGCGTTCTTCGACTGCCTTAATAACTCAGCCGCCTTTTTAGCATCAATCTTGTCACCGATATACTGACCGCCTTTAGCTCCTGCGAATGAAGTAGCAGCACCTAATAAAGCGTTCTTTGCTTTACCATAAACCACGTTATCATCCATAGTCGGGGATAAAGCACCAGCCACACCGCCCGCAATGGTTGCGCCTTTAACAGTGTTCAATACTGGATTCAACATGCCAGTACCAGCATACAAAGCCACATTGCCCAAAATAGCAGAGCCAGGATTGGCATCTTTGATGATGTTGTTGTTAGCAATGGCTTCTTTATCACCAGCACCGAATGCTTGTTTAGTGCCTTGATACAGGTCGCTTAATGCCGTTCCAGCCGCAGCAAACTTAGCTGCTATAGGATGGTATGCAAGCTCTTGTTTTAGCGTGTCAGCGAAGCCCTCTTTACCTATTGGCAATGGTTTTGATGGTGCTTGAACCGGTGCTGCATTCTGTGACTGTATGTAGGCTGCAATTTTAAGCGCACCTTCAACGTCACCGGCTGCATCAGCATTTTTTAATGCTTGATATAGTTCCTCATTAGCCATTATTTACCGCCATATTTTTTAAGTAAGTCGTTTATTTCAGGAGGATGACTATTAGGCATACGCTCATTGTTTGGCATGATGTTATTACCGATAGCAGTCGGCAAGCTTTCATACTTGCTGTAATCCATCGGCGCAGCATTGAAGTTTGAGCGTATCGTGTCCACTTTCAATTTCTGCAACTGAGCGCCGCGCTTGTTAATCTCTCTAATCTCAGTCAGGCGCTTTTTAACAAATTCTTGGTCGTTGATGTTAGCCAATAACTCATTCCATGCGCGTTGAGCATCACCGTCAGTCTGTACGCCCTTATTCAAGCGCAAGCTGTCATTGCGTAACTTTTCAAGTGTTGCCTTGAATGAGCCTAGATTGCGGCTGTTCTGGTCACTTACACCAGCAAAGTTACGTGCCTGACCTATCGAATTATTAATTAATCCTAGTTTAAGCTCGCCTTTATCCAGTTCGTTGTAAATAGCGCCTAAGTCTTTATCAATGTTTGAAGCAGTCGCCAAGGCATCGAGTGCATCGTTCTGCAGGCCTAACGCTGATGCTGGTAGTGGTTTAGTTGAATAGCCGCCACCTGAAGCGTCAATCTGGTTCTTATCTTTAGCCCTAGCATCAACCAAGTTCTGACCGCGAATCTGAATCGCACGATTAGCCGCACCTTCAGCAGCCATACGAGTATTAGATGCTATGCTGTCAGGGCTTTGCGTGTTCTGCATAGTATTGAGTACGCTGACTTTGCCTGTCACTGGGTCTACTGATTGCGTTACATGAGCACCGCCAAGATTCTGCGTATCAATCTTAGGCAACTGGTCTTTAGCTGCCAAAGCAGAAACATAGTGCTGATGCGCCCATGCTGAGATGCCTGCTGAATCCTTCGGCACTGACATATGCGCCCGCTGTGCTTCTTCTGGGATTAATGCACCGATACTGGCTAACTGGTCAATCGCACCATGAGCATTTTCAGGCGTAGGGTTATTCTTTACATAGCCAGCAGCCCGACCGAACAAATCAGCCTTTTTGTACGCTGTCTCGATAGCTTTAGCCTGAATCTCGCTCTGGTTCTTTGCCTGTTCACCTTTGAACTTATCAGCCTCAAAGCCCTGTTTAACATAGCCTTGACCACGTAACTGCTCACCTGTGGCATTTGGATTAGTCCGGTAGAACTCGCGTAAAGCATCTTCATCCGCACGTTGGCGCTGATATTCCTGCATTTTCATCTGCGCTTCTTGATTGCCTAATAGTAAAGACTGTAATTTTGAGGCATTCGCAGCACGTTCATCACCGCTTATGATTTTAGGAGCCTGCCCACCTAATATGATATTTGCATCAAGAGCCATTATTTTTCCTTAATTCCAGATTATGCCAGTGCCGCCTGCGCCATTCGTGCCCACTGGGCCACTACCGTATACATTAGGTGTATATCCCCAGTTCTGATTAGCTACGCCTGCCATTGCATTAGCCCATGCGTTATTAGAGCCGATGATGCCAGCACTACGAGCGTTACCGGCTGATTGCAGGATATTGGATATGTTATTCGCAGATTGCTGCCCAGCCTGTACGCCTGTATTGGTTGCTGTCTGCCCTACGCCTGCAATGCCAGCCAGTTTGTTATAGATGCCGTTATTGTCAGCAGTGTAGCGATTGTAAGAATCGTTAGCCTTAGTCGTGCCGTAGTCATTCGCGTAACGTGTAAGCTCTTTCAATACTGCACCGCTATCACTTGAACCACTAGCCCTTGCCCTAGAATCAATCGCGCCTGTGCCTTGGTCTAAGCCAAATTTAAGGCCGTTCTGATAAACAACGTCATTATTCAAGTCGTTCTGGTCAAACTTCTTGAGCAATGAGCCAAATGTGCTATCACGAGGCGCAGTATTCACTGCCTTATGTGATGCGTTGTATTTATCTAGGTATTGCTGATATGTTTCGTTTGATGCGCCAGTTCTGGTAACAGGTCTATCCTGAAAGCCAAATAAGCGATGGTCAATCGGTGAAGTGCCAATATCAGGATTAGCACGCCAGTTCCATGTATTATTTGAAGCGTTCTGTGCTTGCCATTCCTGCTGCGTTAATGGCTTGTCTGCGCTGCTGCCTGATGATGTGCTATTAGTTGGAGTATCAAGCCCTAACAGGTAAGCCAGTTTATTGACACCTGACGCACCAGCTTCACGGTATGGCTGCAAGTCCTGACGGTTTAGGTCATATTCGCGCTTTTGTTCTGCCTGTGCTGCTGCCGCTGATTCCGCTTGAGCGTCTGCCGCGTCACTTGCCGCACTAGAACCCATTGCACCGCCAATGATAGAAGCACCAGCACTGACAATGCTGCCTGCATCGTTATAGCCAGGATGAGGCATCAAACGATTAAATTTATTATTGAACATACTTAAAATCCTCTTTTGTCATCGTTAAATGCCACTTGCTTTCATCCTCGTGGTCTAGCTTCCACCCCATCCGTAAATCAAATGCAAGCGCATCTGGCTTTGTTTTCATGATGGATGTGGTGATTGTTTCGTACTGATTGAACATAAAAAAAGCCACTTCTCTGAGTGGCCTTCTTAAAAATACTTTTTTGCGGTAATGGGTGAAGACATGGATATGCATATCATTATCAAGTGCCATGATTGCGCCCCATTCATACTGCCAAATCCTGCAACGCTGTAGGAACGTTTTAAACTGTTCGACTGTTGCATGTGTATTGCTTAACTGCAAATCATGCGCCAAATCATCAATAAAGCTCATACAGCTACCCCTGCCGCGTTATGCCACACTACAGGGCTGACAGAATGCACGAATACTGGATAACCTAGCGTAGTGTCGTAATATTGCTGGCCTATCATCAAAAACTGAGTTGGCCTGTTTGCCGTAGTCCCGCTTTGGGAGTTCCAGTTGATATAGTTTCTAACATTTACAAAGAACGTGTACCAGTTACGGTCTATTGAATCGCCATTTTGTACCGGCTGATTCTGTGTAGGCTGAGTGATGTTCATTGCATATCTACCCATGCACCGATAATGACGATTTTCACTGGGTCTGTAATACGTGCAGTTACCACAAAATCACGCGAAGCACCGAGCCTGTTCCAAATTACACGAGCAATATAAGAGCCAATTCTGCCCAATGCTGCCCACCGTTCAACTGGTGTTGTCCTGCCGCCGTTCTTTGATATTTTCAGCATGACTTGAGGATTAGAGCCTTGACCGTTCACAAGTCCTACGCCTGTTTCCATATCCATCCAGATACGGCCTATAGTGTGATACTTTTCATCAAAAATATGACGTGATGACATTTCACGCACAATCGGCGTGCCATTGTCGGTGTAAGTGTTGGCATTGATGGTGTAGATATTGCCATTTTGATAGTCATAGACTAGCACTTTGCTCACTACAGTGAACGTATTGGCAAAGTTACCCAAATATTGGGTCTGTGTTAATCCGCTGCTGAGTTTTGACCATAGATTTGTAGAGCCATCGTATAGCCATGATTTGCCCACTGTAGGGAAGTTAAGCACGTACATTGGATGACCGCCGAGCATGTATGAATAGCCAGATGCGTTTGAAATATCGCCATAGCTGTCAAAGGTATTGCTAATCTCTTGGTTAGATACCTCTTGCGGTGTATAGCCATTCAATACCAGCACCTGAGTTTTTCCCATGCGGTTGCGGCCTAGATAGATGATAGAGCCGTTCATCTTCGCTACTGAGTTGACCGCAGCTAATCCCCACTCAATCACTGACTGGCGTACAAATGGCAGGTCTAATGCGCCTGAGTTAGAGTGAAACTCTGTAGTCACTTCACCGAATAAAACAAGTTCGCGGTTATCGTTATAGACGCGCACTATCTTGTCAGGGTTAGCCTCTGCTGATGCAAAGTCCAATGCGTTATAAGTCAGGCCATCGGTTGACCATGAATAACGGCCCCACTTGGTTTTATCTGTTGAGCCGCGCTGGTCTGTGATGAAATATCCATCAATCCATGTGTTAGTCTGTGCCGGTACAAAGTCAGCGTCTGTAATCTTGGTAAATACGTTGGTAGTCGTGTTGTAGGTGTAGCCATAAGTGCCATCAACGATTTGCAGAGTATTGCCGTTATTAGCCATGCTCACACGGCCTGATGTAGTGTCTAAAGTCCCTCGATTCACAGCTACAGCCGCATTATTCACTTCCCACAAAGTGCCGCGATGCACTACATAGTTATAGTCACCCAATTCCATACCGCCACGTACTGGCGTATCTCCAAATGAGGTGAACAGGTCAAGCCCTGGCGTACCATAGGCAATCACCTTGCTTTTATCTTCATCGGTGACAAACTCAAGATACAGATTTGTTCTCTGTTCAGCAGTCACCATCACTGATTTGCTGGTTTGACCGATGCCAAATAGCGGATAGCGCATTAGTAACCACCTATGAATGCTGCGATATTGCCGCCATGACGGTTTAAAAGCATGCCGTCAATACTTAGTAATGGGATAACGTTATTTGTGCGCTGTAGAGCTTTAAATGAAGTCCTAGCCGCATTGATAGTGATAGGTGAAACAACAATCCCAGGATATTGAGGCGCGATATTCACCGCTAGATTCTTGATTAATGCTTCTTCATAGCCAGGCGGCATGATGACTGTAGTAGCTAACGTTGCAAAGCTGTTTACGATGTTCAACACGCGCATATTCAGCGTACAGTTAGAAGCCAAAGGCCATGTGTAAACTGTACCGTTTGGCATCGTTCCTGCATAGTAAATGAAGGTAGGATATGAGCCAAATGCGCCCTTATAGGTGATGCTGTCATATTCCTGATTGCTGATGACTTTTACAGGATAAGTGATGCCGTTCAGGTCAACGGTTGCTGTCTCGATGTCAATCGGCCTATCGGTGATTTCATCCCCTGATGGGCCAATGGTAAAACTAGCCGCAGTCGTCATGGCATGAGATACTGAGCTTGCTACATAAGCAAAGGCTTGGTCATTACTCCACAATTCCATC